GATGCGGGGTGCCGCTGCGCGGGCCTGCTCGGCCAGGCGCTGGTTCTTCAGGCTGATCGCGGTGGCCCAGTCGCCGCGGGCTTCGGCCTCGCGGATCTGCTCGGCGATGCCGGACGGCCCGCTTGACCGCTGCCCCTGCGAGGGGTCCGGGGCGGGGCGGCGCGGCCCGTCGACCCGCGCGAGGTGCGGGCGCTGGGCGAGCACCGCGGCGAGGTCGGCGGTGATGGCGGCGGTATCGACCCGGCCGTCCTCTCCGATGTAGCGGTCCCGGTCGTCCAGGTAGCGGGGCGCGTCGGTCGGGTCGGCCCAGCCGGAGGCGGCGGCGCGGATCTCCGCGTCCACCGCCGTGCGCCGAAGCTGAGCGAGCTGGGCTTCGGCGGCCGTGGCGCGCTCGGCGGCCTTCTCCGCGTCGGTCTTGGTCGCGGCCTCGATCTCGTCCAGCTTGGACGCCTTGGCCTTGTGCTCCCGTGCGGTCTGCTCCGCGCGGGTCAGCTTGGTGCGGGTCTCCTCGTACAGCGCCCGGTAATCCGGTTCGGTGGCCTTGCCGGTGCCTTCGGCCGGTGGGGTCGGGGCGGGCGGTTCCGGGGCCGGTGGAGCGGCTGAGGGCGGCTGTGCGGGCGGTTCCTGGGCGGGTGGGGTGGTCGGGTTGTCGGACAGGGCGGAAACCCCCTTTCGTGTGACGTGCACAGGTGAGCGGACGTGGGAAGATCCGCGCGTGAAGAACCGGCCGGTGCGGAGGCTCGCTGTCGCGGGGCTGCTCGCGACCACGGCCGGTGCCGGGGTTATGGCCGATGTGGACGGCGTTCCCAACCTGTGGCAGGCGTCGTGGTTGACGTGCGCGTTCGTCGCCGCCGGGATGGCGGGGTGGCTGACCTGTGATCAAAAAAACTCCGAGCCACAGAGACTTTCTGCGGACACATGGCGTAACTGCGCACAGATGCGTGCGCAGCTCTACCGGATGTAGCCGAAGCGGCGTAGCTGCCGGATCAGCTCGGCCTGGTCTTCGCCCACGGCGTTGACGAGCTGGGCGGCGGTTGGGCGGGGAACCCGGCTTCGGCGGTATCGGCCGCCGCTCTTGCCCAGCTCGCCGAGCTGACGGCCGACGCCCCTGCTGGTGATGGCCTCGCGGGTGAACTCGAACCCGCCCGCGACGTAGACCTGACCTCGGCGGCGGGCGTTGACCACGCGGCCTATGTCGGCACCGGCCCGGATCGCGGCGGCCTCGCCCTTGCCGAACGCGTGGTCCTGATGGGCGCGGGTCATGCCGTCGAACAGCGCTTGCGGGGAACGACTCTTGCCGCCCTCCCGCCACTGCTCGCTGGTGACCGGCCGCATTGAGCAGTCACAGCGCGGGTGTCGAAGGAACCCCGCCGAGTACCGGTAGAGCCGGCCCGACAGCAGGATGCAGCGCCCGCATGCGGGTAGGTGGACCACGCGTTCGTAGCCGGCGATGTCGGGTTCGACCACGGAGCCGACGTGCAGCGCGAGGCGGGCGGTGTCGGCGGTCTCGGTGGACACGTAGGTCAGCAGCCGCGCCAGCCCGAGGGCGCGAGCTTCGGTCTCGGGAACGTCGGCGGCACGGGCGCGGCGGTAGTAGCCGAACGCGAAGTCCATCAGCCCGCCGAGGAACAACCCGTTGGCGGCCAGGCCGATGAACGCCGAGGCCACCAGCAGCGCGAGCGGTGCGGACACCGCGCCCGCGGCCAGCAGCGTGCCCGCGATGTAGAGCGGCGCCAGCGCCGCCGACTCCTGCTGTGCCTCCTCCACCGCCGCCACGACCTGGGGCCGAATCTCCTCGGTCCAGGACGCGGACGGGGCACGCGGGTCCAACTGTGCCCAGGCGGTCTGGGCCTGGTCGACGGCCGCGCGGACGATGCGCTGCTGTGCCCGGTAGTACTCGGCATCGGTCGTGACGGCCGGTGCGGTGGGAGCTGTCACGGTGTGGTCACCTCCCGACAGGCACCGGTTCCCGGAACTGCACCGCCAGCGGCGGCACCAGCGCCGAGGGGCCGAGCTGGACCGGCGCGCGGCGCGGGCCGGATGCCCGCTCGAACTCCTGCTCGGGCTCGTCCTCGTCGTCGGGAACGCGCGGGGCGGGGATCGGCTTGGGGCCGAACTCGTCGGCCTGGTCCCCGATGGCGCGCGAGTAGGCCTCGGCGTCCTCGGCCTCCATGTCCCGGATCTGGGCGTCGGAGTAGCCCAGCGCCCGGCGCGACGCGCGGCGCGGCAGCAACCGGTCCGCGCTGAACAGCTTCACGACCCCGTCGGCCTGCGCGGCGAACGTGGGCGTGGCCGCGTCCACCCACTGGGCTTCCATGCGCAGCGCCTCGTCCGGCACGCGCCCGTCCCGCACCCGCAGCACCGTGCGCATGACCTCCTCCCAGCCGTCACCGAACGACCGCTGGCGGCGTTCGGCGCGCTTGATGTGCCGGGACTCCGAACTGCGGATGCCGTCCGCCGACGCGGGGTTCTCCGTGGCGTAGCCGAGGAAGTGCGGCGGCAACCCCGTCAACGACGCCACGAGCCGGGCCAACGCGTTCAGGGTGTTGTGGAAGTTGGACAGGTCGGCTTCCGGGAACTGCCCGACGCTGACGCCGTCCTCCTTCGGGCTCTTGGGCGAGGCCCACAGGACACCGGCCACCGCCTCCCACGGCGTGAGCGGTCGGCCGTTGGCGTCGACGAAGTCCTCTTTGCCGAACCCGAGCGCGTACCTTCGCGGCATCGCGTGGAACTCCGCGCTGATCATCATGTCCGTGGCGATCTTCGACGCGGCATCGGAGAGCGGCAGCACGGCCGCCAGCTCGGAGCGGCCGAGCCGGGGCGGTGCGGTGCGGCGGCGACGCGTGCGGGGCCGATTGACGATCGGCACCACCGGCACTCGGCCCATGCCGTGTTCGTCGCGCTGGTCCTCGGCCCAGGTTCCGCCGCCGTCCTCGCTGGTGTACCAGATGGTCTCGTTGGGCAGGTACAACGTCGCCCACGCCTCCGTGGAACCGTCCTCGGCATCGTCGCTGAACTGCCGTTTCAGTGCCGCGCGGACGCGGCGGGTCCGCGGGTCCAGGTCGACGTGCACGTCCAACGGGGACTCCACCGTCACCAGTGGTGTGGCGGCGTCGTCCTCGTTGGTGCCGACGATGGCGAACGCGCGGCCCAGGGTCAGGGCGTCAATGTGGGCCTGCTCGGCGTGCAGGTCCAACCGGTTGGCCTGCCAGATCTGCCACAGCTCCGCGTCGGCGGCCTGCTGCCCGCCCAGCCGGAACCCGGTCAGGTCCAACCGCTCGTCCAACGCGTCCACGACGAGCTGCGGCCAGTTGATCACCACCTGGCGCACACGGCCGTCCAGCCGCCGGATCAACTCCGGATGCATGTACGACAGCGGCTGTTCGCCCTCGTAGTAGGCGTCCAGCAACTCCAACTCGGGAAGCTGGCGTTGTGCAGCCGCGCCAACCGCGCCACCCACTGGTCGGGCGACATCTCGGCCAAGGTGGTGACCAACCGCGTCACCCGCCTTCGGAGCGCTCTACGTCAGAGAGTGACGTCTTCCAAGCAAAGTTCTTCAACTACCTTTGGCCACGTCGTGAGGACTTCCCTGCCGACGATCAACTCGTCAAGGAGTCCTGAATAAAGCAGATCTACAGCTCGGCGGAGATCGGAGATTCGCGCGCTCCATTGGTGACGGCCATCCAGGAGTGCATAATGCTTGATCTTGACTCCGTGAAGCGCCTCGAATGCCCTTAGTTCCGTGCCTACGAGTTGACACTCGTAGATTGCGTCGGACATTTTGCTGCCACCGCTGGTCTTGCCCCAGTACTCTTTGATCTCCCATAGCGCTTGGGGGTTGCTGAGTCCAGGGAAAGCGCCATCGAGTCGGCGCGGGCTTACCCAGAGATGATCATCGGCTACGGCACTTGCGCGTCGCTGTGGATTAACGTTAACGGTCTTGCCGTGTCGAGCGCAGATCTCGATTGTGATGGCTTCTACCGTTGCGACCAGGGCTTTGGAGGATTGATGATGGGCCATCTGCGTGCCGTAGCTCTGAAGCTGCTTAGTGGAGATTGCGGCGAAATCCTCCTTAGCCTCTTCCTCTGATCTCATCAGGCCGAGCAGATCGCTGGAGAGTTCCGCTCGAAGGCTAAGATACTCGGCGAGAGGCTTGACGAGAGCGCTTCGCCTGCGTAGATAGGAGTCGAATGTCGCTACTTGCTGTTCTTCCCACGCAAGAAGCGGGGGCAGGATCTCGTCCTCAGTGGGGACTTTTCGCTTAAAGATGTCGACCAGCATTCGCACGGCATGCCAAAACGGGTCGTCCCATGATGGTGAAGCGAAGCCTTCAAGGCGTCGCATTGATCCCCCGGTTTGAAGAGATTCCGTCAAGGAGTTGTCCTGGGGGAACGTGAAGTGCGTCGGCAATCCGCAGAATGTTCACGAGGCTGACGTTTCGTTCGCCGCGTTCAATACTGCCGATGTAGGTCCTATGCAGCCCTGCTTCGTCGGCTAGGCCCTCCTGGGAGAGTTTGAGAGCCTCGCGTGCCTGACGCACGCGGGCTCCGAAGGCCCGCGCTGCTTCTTCGTGATCGCCCATCGCTCGGCTAAGATGCTCCGGGTGAAGACGATGCGTCTACAGACGATGAGTAGCACTCGCGGCGAAGGTCGGTCGTTCCTGAAGTGGGCTGGAGGTAAGACGCGGTATGCCGACCAGATCGTCGCTGCCGCTCCGCAGTACTCCGGTACCTACTGGGAGCCGTTCATGGGAAGCGCGGCGGTGTTCTTCGAGTTGGCTCCGGCCAAGGCTGTGCTGTCAGACGCGAACCCGGAACTGGTGCACTGCTTCCGCGTCGTGGCGCGTGATCCCGAGTCGGTCATGTGTCGATTGGACGAAATGCCGAATAATCGGGAATACTTCGAAAGTGTTCGTCGGCAGGACGTTAAGGCGCTTGATGACGTCGACAGGGCAGCGCGCGTAATCTACTTGAACAAAACTTCTTTCCGGGGATTGTGGCGGGTTAATCGCGCAGGGCAGTTCAATGTCCCCTATGGTGCTTACGATCGGCCGTACTACAACCGCGCAACATTGCTTGCGGCGTCTAAGCTGCTGCAAGGCGTCGAAATCCGAGAAGCTGACTTCGGCGACTCGCTTCGCGAAGCCTCCTCAGGTGACTGGGTCTTTCTTGATCCGCCATACATCCCTGAAGGGGGATATTCGGACTTCAAGCGATACACCTCGGGGCAATTCCACGAGAGTGACCACGAACGCTTGGCCGAAGCGATGCGCGAATCTTCGAAGCGCGGGGTTTTCCTGACGTTGACCAACAGTGATACGGACGCGACTCGTGCAATCTTCAAAGATTTCACCGTGCGTCGCATGGCAACGCGCCGTGACATCAACCTCCAGTCCGATAAGCGTTCGAGCTGGGATCTGGTTTTCACGAATTATGACGTGCCCGATGACGATACCTTGCGGCTTTTCTAGTTGCGAAACAGGTTGGGTATAACGGGATGTCAACCTCATGTTCGACTTAAATGACAACTGTCATTCGTGAGGTCTTTTTGGCTTTTTGTCCGCGTAGTCTCCACGCGCCTACCGCCATTGTGGCAGTGGGAACGGCATCGATGCGCTTGCCGGTCTTGCCGCGCTCCGGCTTGTCGGGGCGGATCAGGTCCGGCTCACCGGGTGGGTGCCGTACTTCGACACTGTCGAAGCAGAATTCGGCGACCGGGTTGCCGTGGTGGGACCAGCCACGTGACTTGGTCAGGGCCATGAGTTCGGTCATGCCGTGGGTCATGCCCTTATAGGTCTGGGCTACAGGGAACATCGGCACGCCAGTCCGCCGTTCGAGGCGTTGGCGGACGGGTTCTCCGGACCACTCGTCGTAGGAGATGTCCGCGACCCGCAACAGGCCGGTGTCGGCGGTGATGTCGTTCTCGACGGTGTCGTAGTCGATGACCTCACCGTCGGTGACGGTGATCCAGCCCTGCTCGGCCCACCGGCTGACGCGACCCTCGGTGCGTTCGTTCAGAAACGCCACTCCGGCCTCAGGCAGCCAGAACCGCCACAGCGCGGAGGGGTGGCCGTCGATGCCCTCCGGGACGATGAGACACCACGCGGTGAGGTCGAGTTTGGACGCCAGGTCCAGCCCGCCCCAGGCTGGTCGACGGGCCAGCGCCTCACGCAGCCGTGCCGGTTCGTCGTGCACGGTTCCGACGCACAGCAGGTAGAGGTGCATCGGCATCCACCGGGAGGACTGCGAGACCCACTGGTTGAGGCGGCACTGGCGGAAGGCGTTCTCTTTCGCGGGGTCGTTGCGGGCTTCGAGCGCTTCTTCCCGCAGGGAGGCCAGTGAGAGGAAGTCCCCGAGGGCGGGGTTGGAGTGGTACCAGTTGGCCTCGTCCCACGGGTCTGCGTCCTCCGGAAGGTTGCGCAGGTAGACAAACCGGTGCGGCGCCCGTGACGGGTCCTCAGCGATCCGGGCGAACTCATCGTGTTCGGTGTCAATGTGTGGGCTCAGGAGATCCTTGACCGATCGTTCTCGGGACATGCTTGACCGGTTCCAGTGATCATGATCTTGTCTGTTCTTGATCGAGTAGCTGGATCACGGATGGATGGTTGTGGATCAGCAGGCGCAGGTGGAGTACCGCTACCGGGCGGTGTGCGAGGTGCTGGGCGGGTCGCCGATCGGGGAGGTCGCGGCCAGGTATGGAACCTCGCGACAGTCGCTACATGCCTGGCGGCAGCGCTTCCAGCTGGAGGGCATGCCGGGCCTGACGGACCGGTCGCGGCGTCCGCTCACCAGCCCGAATCGCACGGCGGCCGAGGTGGAGGCGCTGATCTGCCGGCTGCGGCGTGATCATCCTCGGTGGGGCGCTCGGCGGATCAGCTACGAGCTCGGCCGACGTGGTGTCGAGCCCACGCCGTCGCGGGCGACCGCGCATCGGGTGCTGGTGCGCAACGGCCTGGTCGTGGCGCAGACACAAGAGCACAAGCGCAAGTACCGGCGCTGGCAGCGCGCGGAACCGATGCATCTGTGGCAGCTCGACATCGTCGGCGGTGTGCCATTGGCCGACGGACGCCAGTGCAAGATGGTCACCGGGATCGACGACCACTCACGGTTCGTCGTGATCGCAGCGGTGGTCGCGGTGCCTACAGGACGCGCGATATGCGCGGCGTTCACCGAAGCGATGCGCCGCTACGGCGTTCCCTCGGAAGTCTTGAGCGACAACGGAAAACAGTTCACCGGCAAGTACAACCGGCCGCTGCCGGTCGAGGTGCTGTTCGAGCGGATCTGCCGGGACAACGGCATCACCCAACGGCTGACCAAACCCCGCTCGCCCACGACCACCGGCAAGATCGAGCGGTTCCACAAGACACTGCGCGAGGAATTCCTCGACCACGTCGCCCCGTTCGAGTCACCGGCCGCCGCGCAGGAAGCCGTCGACGGCTGGGTCGCCGGTTACAACCACCAGCGGCCGCACCAGTCGTTGGACATGGCCACCCCTGCCAGCCTGTTCCGCCCCAACGGCCCCACCCGGCTCGAGGTGTCCCAGTCCACATCAGACGAACCGGTGTCCGATCTGGTGGTCGACGTGATCGAGCCGCCCACACCGGCCCCGGACGGGATGGCCGTGGAGTTCGAGGCACGCGTGCCGCCCAGCGGCGAACTCTCCGTCCTGTCCGGGCGGCAGAAGGTTTCGCTGCACCAGGCCATGGCCGGGCGGACCGTCACCATCTGGGCAGACCAGCGCAGCATCCACGTCTCCTCCGACGGGCACGTCGTGCGCACGGTCGCATCCCGGCTGCGGCCCGAGGACCTGCGGCACCTGGTGATGCGCGGTGCCCGCGTCGCCGGGCCGCAGCCCGCCCTGCCCGCGCTGCGCCGACGTGACGGCATCCCAATGCTGCCCGAAGGCGGTGCGGTCGAGATCGACCGCTCGGTCAACAAGGACGGCGTGGTCACCATCGCCGGCACTACGCACCTGGTCGGCTTCGCCCACGCGGGCCGCAAGGTCACCCTGCGGCTGGACGGGCACCTGATGCACGCCGTGCTCGACAACGTCCTCATCGGCAGCTGGCCCTGCCCGATCAGCACCGACCAGCTCGCCCGCTTGCAGGGCGCACGCATGCCGTCCAGTCCGTTGCCGCCACCGCCGCTGCCCGCGGGATCGCTACGCGCCCAACGGCGAGTGCACGCCAGCGGCCGCATCCTGGTCGGCGGTCAACGGATCAAACTCGGACCGCGTCACCGCGGCAAGCTCGTCACCGTCGTCATCGAAGACACCCACCTCCGTGTCCTGCACGGCGAAGAAGAGATCGCCGTCCGGCCCCGCCACAGCCTCAAGCCGATCACCAGGCTGCACGTCACCGGCAAAGGCGTCACGCCCAGCTGACGTTAAGCATGTCCCGACGACAAACGGTTAAGCATGTCCTGAGCCCACACACGACAGTCCGATCGGTTTCGCGCCGGGTGCTCTCTGTTAACGCTGAGCCGGTGGACGGGCGACTCAGGCTGAGACAGTGATCCGAGCGGGGCTTCTGGATGCGAGAGCTGCCGCTTTGCGCCACTGCTCGCTGGTGACCGGGCCCATGGGCAACCGCAACACGAGTGCCACACGAGAACCTGGTCGAATATCGGAGCGACCGACCCGAGAGCAAGATGCAGCGCTAGTGCACGGGCAAGGCCCCCTTGGTGCCCGGCGATCTCGGGCTCGGCCACCGCCCCGACGTGCAGGGCCAGACGGGCGGTGTCGGCCGTCGGGCGCGTGATGGGCGCGAACGCAGACGATGTGGGCCGATCTGGACGGCCGATTCACGATGTCGGTCACGAAGTGGTCAGTGGTCGTGCGGTGGTCGACCTGTTGGCGGTGGGGGACGTCGTTTCACCCGTGAGGCTGATCGACTCCGGTCGTTTGTTCGTTCACGGCTGTGGCGGTGGTTGCTGCTGTTACATTGCGGCACCGGGTGATCGCAGGGGGTGACGTGGCATGGGATCTCCAGGACGGGGATACGCGCTTGACCCGGCCGAGTTCGATCGGTTGAAGGCAACGCTCAAGGCTGCGGGGGAGGCGCTGGGCCTGCGCGACTTCCGCGCCAAGGCCAGTCTCGAGGGCAGCTTGACGGTGCAGTCGGTGAGCCCGCACGAGAACATCGAGGAGACCGTTGACGAGGTGATCCGGGCGTTGACGAAGTTCGTCGATCAGGACTACGCCCAAGCCAGTCGGGCCGTGCAGGACTTCATCAACCGGGTGCACAGCACGATCGAGACCGCGATCGACGGCGTCCACCGGACGCAGCAGGAGTACCTGGAAGCCGAGAAGCTGGTCGGAGACGGTCTGCGTCGGGTCTACCCGGAATGACCAGGAGGAGGAACGCATGGGCTTCCTGCAGTCGGTGATCACGGACTCCTTGCTGTCGGACGCGGGGGAGATCGACGGGTTCACCGCCCGCCACGCTCCCGGTCTGCCTTCGATCGAGGCCACCTTGAGGGTTGTCAGGGAGATCGACCCGGAGTCGTTCCGCAGGATCGGGCGGGACGTGTGGGGCACGGGGCAGTCCGATGGCGCGGACGAGTTGGGCCGGGCGATCGACGAGTGCGTCAAGGGCTTGGAGACGGCGGCCAACCAGGCTTCGGCGTGGACCGGTGAGGCGAGCAACGCCTACACCGAGCGCATCAACCGGATGAAGCAGGCATTGGGCGAGATGCGCAAGCCCGCTCACGACGTCGGTCAGGCGCTGGTCGACCTCGCTGACGGCTTCGAGTTCAAGGCGTCGGACATGTGGAACAACATCTGGAGCGCCATCGGGTTCGTGCTCGGGATCATCGGTGTCATCGCCGGCATCATCGTCGGCCTGACCGGGATTGGTGCCGTCGTGGGCCTGATCCTGGGCATCCTCGGTGTCCTGGCGGGTCTGGCCGCGTGGTGGCACTCGCAGAAGTTCAAGGCCGACGAGCAGATCGCCAAGTGCGCGGAGGCGTCCGCCGACGCGGTCAAGGCGATGGAGTCGCTGGGCAGGATCCAGCCCTAG